GTCTTCAACGACTGCTTCACGCACATGCTTGAGCAGGCATTGACGCACGAATCGGCTGAAATTGGGTAGCCGATCGGCAATTTGGGCGGTGTGGTCGTCTAGGCTGATGGTCTTATTCGGGGCCATGCCACTCCTAAGACTAAGTGGTATATGTATGTATGTATAAGTATGTCTTGCAGTGGCCTATCGGCGTCTTGGGCCTGCAAAGCATCGTCGCCGGCGACGACCCAAGAGAAGATTAAGGTGCTGGCTGGGCGGTTTACTTTTTACACTATGACTTCCTCGGACGGATCATGGCGAAGAGCGACTCTTTCTTTATCCGAGCAAAAATTAGTGGACTTACCGGAGCAACCTACGGCCAAACCGCCATCGATCTTGGGGCTTATGTGGATGCCCTCGGAATGAGCGTATTGAGGGTACACCGACTCTCCGTTCAGTATGTTTTTGGAAATTTTTTGAACCCAACCATCACCACCGCAAACTTCGAGGCATACGCCAACTGGCAACTCACAACTCAGTCTCAAGCCGCCTTGGTTGATGCCACGGACAAGAGCGTGATTAGCAGCGGAAACCTTCAGAGCGTGAACGCCAGCGGTGTCGCAAACCACTACACCTTCTCAACTCAAGATGTGGACATTAACCCAGAGGACTGGACCAATGGCTACCTTGTTGGTGTCGAACAAATCTATCTCGGCGGGCGGTCTGCAAACTTTGAGCATGATGTGGACATCATCGTGGTCATGGAATGCACCGTTGAGAAACTGTCCTCCAGTGCCGCCATGGCCCTCGCATTGAGCCAACAGTGAGGTTGGACTGGATGGACTACGCAACGGGATACCGTGATGGTTTTGCGGCTGGCATCGCCCAGGGCATGAGCATGGGTGTTCCTGGACCACTTCTTACCGTCGCACAAGAAGAACCCGTCGCACGTGCACCACGCAAGAAGGTCTCAGCATACAACCGGAAATACAAGGCAGCTTTCAAGAAGGTCGCCCCACGATACAAACTCAAGAGCGGTAAGTGGAAGGCCGGCGGCTTCAAGCGAGCGGTCAAGGAAGCGCACAGGATAGCCGGAGGGAAGCGCAAATGAAGCGTCGCACTCTCCGAGGTCAATTGATCGAAGGCGAGAACAAACGCCTAATCGTTGATGATGGTCGTTTGAATCATGGATACAAAGTGGCCCGATTCATCGTTTCAGGTATTCCTGATTCATCCAGTAATGATACCTATGCGACTTTGAGCCTTGATTACGATGCACCATTTACATGGGATTGGAGTGACAACCGGCAAATTGCATGGGCATCGTCCGGTGTTTCAGCGGCTGGCGATGTTCGCGGGCCATGGGCGCTTGTAGATCCCGACCATGTGGTCATCATGGATTTGTGGATTCAAGGACGAGTGAGTGGTTCAGGCGGAGGTTCGGTTGTGAATTATTTTGTTGAACTCGAACCCGTCGAACTCACGAATGACCAAGCCATTCTCACACTGATTAAGGAGCGGAGCCAGGATGACCTCAGATGAACCAATTGAAAATGCAGCTGCACCAAACCGAACCCAACGGTTCGCTCAATGGTTGATGGAACGTGAGGAACGACGTGAAGCCAAGGAGTCAAACCTCGAAGGACTCGTCCGGTTGAATGTCCTCGTCTCGTTTCTTACTCTCGGCCTCGTCGGTGGTTTTGAAACTGTCCGACTTGTTATCACAATGATTCCCTACGTTTAGAGCTGCGTTCAGCGTGTGCCACCAATTCTCAATGAGCCACAACGCCGGCGCATGATACGGGTCTCGAATCATGTTTTCAGCGGTTCCGCTGAGCATGTCCATCACGGTTTCAACAAGAATCTGCTCCTTCTCGTTCATGAACGACACCTGAAGCAGACATGAGGGGCGACTTCATCGCATGGTGGGTCAAAGCTGCACTCCTCGTCCTTACAATATGGGCATTTGAAGCACATCATTCCTCCTCCTGTGCCTCATATCGGCATGAGCACCGGTCATCAGCGCAACATTGCTCAACCTCGGCGTAGATTCCGCCCATTGATGGCGTAAAGAGCCAGTTCAGCCGACATGTTCCGCACTTGATGCCGTGAAGTTTGGCCTGGTCGATCGTCGCATGCCAGGGGACGACGCCCCATCCCGCCGCTTCCGCCGCCTCATCCCTCGGCCGGCCAATAGTTCGGCCACAAATGCAAAAGAAAGTGTTGACCTTCGCCATTATTCTGACCCCCAACAGATCACGCACACGCCTTTGGAGTGCATCGGGTTGCATTTGTCGCCGGTCTCACCCCAAATCCTTGCGCTCTCTGGCGCAATGTGGTCTTCAACGACTGCTTCACGCACATGCTTGAGCAGGCATTGACGCACGAATCGGCTGAAATTGGGTAGCCGATCGGCAATTTGGGCGGTGTGGTCGTCTAGGCTGATGGTCTTATTCGGGGCCATG